GCGGAACCTGCAGTTCGCCGAGGAGGTCTCGGCCATCCCGTACGAGCCGTACCGCGGGATGATGGTCGCGCCGTTCACGCGCGACTATATGGCCGGCGAGGCTGCGACGCGGCGCATCGCTGAGGAGGGCGGCTTCGTCCCCGAGGTGGAGGCCGCCGCGCGCAGCGCGCAGGGCCTGATGGGCTTCCAGCCCGAGCGCATCAGCGCCGGCCAGATCGGGACCCAGTTCGGCGCGCGCGACATCGGCGCGTCGCTCGCGGGTGGCCCGGAGCGGGTCGGGGCGGGCGCCGTCGGGACCACCTTCGGCGCGGCGCCCATCGGCGCGGAGCGCGTCGGTGCGGCCCTTGGGCGCGGCCCCGCCACGGTCAGCGCGGAGCGCTTGGGGACGACCTTTGCGCCCGAGCGCATCGCCGCGCGCGACATAGGCGCGTCGCTTGCGGGCGGCTTGCCGCAAGTCGCCGCTGGTCGCGTCGGCACGACCTTCTCACCGGAGCGCATCGCCGCGGAACGTGTCGGTGCGTCGCTTGGCGGCGGGCCGCGTATGGTCAGCGCCGGTCGCGTCGGTGCGCAGTTCGCGCCCGAGCGTGTGGCCGCGGGACAACTCGGGACCACCTTCGCCGCGCGCGAGATCGGCGGGCCGGGCGCAGCGCCCACGGCCGCCGCCGCCTCAGTGCTGGGGCGCGACATCGGCGCCTACATGAATCCCTACGAGCAGCAGGTCATCGAGGCCGGGCTCGGCGACATCAGCCGCGCCGAGGAGCGAGCACGCGGCGGGCGCTCCGCGCGCGCTACCGCCGCCCGTGCCTTCGGCGGCTCTCGCGCCGCGATTGAGGAGGGCATCGCCGCCGGCGAGGCCGCCCGCGAGCGTAACCGCTTCGTGGCAGAGCAGCGCGCGCAGGGCTTCCGCGAGGCAGCGGCGATGCGCGAGGCCGACGTCGGCCGGCAGCAGCAGGCCGGGCTCGCCAACCAGGCGGCGGCGCAGCAGGTGATGGAGCTCGCCCAGCGCGGGCAGATCACGAACCAGCAGCGCGACCTCGAGCTCTCGCGGCTTGGCCTTACCGCCGGGCAGGCGAACATCGACGCACAGATGCGCGCCGCGCTCGCCAATCAGCAGGCGCAGCAGGAGGCGCAGCGCCTCGGCCTCACGGCCGAGCAGGCGAACGTACAGGCGGCGCTTGAGGCAGATCGTGCCAACCAGGCCGCGGTCGAGAACTACCAGCGCATGGGCTTGTCGGCCGAGGAGGCCAACCAGAGGGCGATGGCCGACGCGGCCGCGCGCAACCAGCAGGCGGCGCTCGACGCTCAGCGGCTTGGGCTCACGGCCGAGACGACCAACGTGCAGACTGCCATCGAGGCGCAGCGCGCCAACCAAGCCGCGGCACAGCAGTACATGCAGATGGGGCTCTCCGCCGAGGAGGCGAACCAGCGCGCGCAGATGGACGCGGCGACGCGCAACCAAGCTGCCGCGCAGGAGGCGCAGCGTCTTGGGCTCACCGCCGGGCAGTTCAACGTCGAGCAGCAGATGCGCGCGGGGCTCGCCAACCAGCAGGCCGTGCAGGACTATATGCGGATGGGGCTCTCGGCAGAGCAGGCCAACCAACAGGCCGCACTCGACGCCGCCGGGCGCAACCAGCAGGCCGCGCTCGAGGCGCAGCGGATGGGAAGCGGTGCGCAGCAGTTCAACGTGCAACAGCAGCAGGCGGCGGCACTCGCCAACCAGCAGGCCGTGCAGCAGTACATGCAGATGGGCCTGTCTGCCGAGCAGGCGAATCAGGCCGCCACGCTTGATGCGCAGCGCATGGGATCGTCCGCACAGCAGTTCAACGTGCAGGCGGCGATGGACGCCGCGCGCGCGAACCAGGCCGCCGGGATGCAGGGCGCGCAGTTCCAGCTCGGCGCCGGGCGGCAGCTCGCCGACCTCGGCCAGACGGCGCTGCAGAACCGGTACGGCGCCGGGCAGGCGCTCATGGGCCTCGGTGCGCAGCAGCAGAACCTCTTCCAAGAGATGCTCAACCGGCAGCAGGAGGAGTGGCAGCGGCGGCAGCAGTACCCGCTGCAGCAGCTCGCCATCCGGCAGGGCGCGGTTTCGGCGTCGCCGTACAACGTGACCCAGACCGGGACCGTGACGAGCCGCCCGTCCTACTGGAACATGGCCGGTCAGGTTGCCGGCGCGGTCGCCCCGTTCTTCGGCTCCGACGAGGACATGAAGCGCGACGTGCGCGGCATCAAGAACCCGCTCGACAAGGTGCGCCGCCTCAAGGGCATCGAGTTCGAGTGGGAGAACGGCTACGGCGAAAAGGAAGGCGAGGACAGGGGCGGCGAGGAGGACATGGGCATGTCGGCCCAGTCCGTCGAGCGCGCAATGCCCAAGGCCGTCTCCCGGCGCGAGTCGGACAACATGCGCCAGTACGACCTGCCGCAGGTGGTTGGACTGCTCACCGAGGCCGTCAAGGAACTCGACAAGAAGGTCGGCGGCAAGCGCCGCGGGAGGGCGTAAATGTTCAACTTTCTCGGGAAACTCGTCACCGGCCTCGCCCGGTCGCAGGGCTACGGATTGAACGATGAGGAGCAGGAGCTCGACGACAAGAACAAGAAAAGCAAACCGCAGCAGGGGCTGATGGGCTTGATGGCGCCGAAAGAAGAGGAAATGGACCTCTCGAGCACGCTCTCGGCTCAGGTCGGCCAGCCCACCGGCGCAGATCCGCTCAGCATCTACCGCAAGCTTTACAGCAACTACGGCGGCCGCAAGACCCGCGGCCTGCTGTTCGACTGAGGAATACGACATGGCAGAGAAACCCAAGAAGCCCGGACTCTGGAGCCGCTACGTCGGCGGCCTGCTCGGGGAGGACTACGAGAGCATGAGCCCCGAGGAGCGCCGCGCGGCGAGCCTCTCCGTGCTGGGCGTCATCGCCCGCGGCATGAACTCGCCCGAGGCGGGCAGCGAAGCCCTGCGGCTGACGCGCGAGAGCCGCGCCGCCGAGCGTGAGGCGGCCGGGCTCGCCCGCCGTCAGGCCGCCGCCGAGGCGCTGATGCCGCAGGTGGTCGGGCGCCTCTTCGGCGGCTCCGCCGGGCGGCTTGAGAGCCTCCCTGGCGGCGAGGGTGGCGAGCTGTCTTCACGGTACCGCCAAGACCCGCGCGGCGCCTTGGCGGCGCTCTACGGCTCCCAGGCGGGGCGTGACCTCGGCCAGATGGCTCCGGACCTCGCCAAGCTCGCCACCGAGGGCACCCTCGGGCGCACGGTTGGCGGGTCGGTGTACAACCCGCTCACGGGTGGGTTCACGGCGCCGCCGCAGCAGGCTGGCACGACCACCCTGACGCCCGCCGAGGTGCGCCAGCTCGGCGCGCCTGCGGGGACCATCATCCAGCGCGACTCGAGCGGCAAGTTGAGCGTCCTGCCGGTGCCGCGCGCGGTCGCGGGCGGCGCTGCGCCGCGGGCGGCGGTGGGTGGTGGGGCGCCAGTGGCGCCGGGCGGCGCGGCCATGCCGCCTGGCATCCTGCCGCCGGAGCGGGCGCGCGCGCTTGGCTTCCGCGAGGGCTCGGTGGTCTACATCGACCCGAAGACGGGCAAGCCGCAGGTGCTGCAGGCCGGCGCGGCCGGTGCCGCAGCGGCTGGCGCGCCCGGAGCACCCGGCGCCGGCAACGAGCGGCAGCAGTCTGGGCGCCAGATGACGCGCCAGGCGGCGCTGCAATACGCTGCCAACATCACCGGCGAACCGCTCTCGAAGATTCAGCTGATGTCCCCAGCGGAGATAGAGGATTTGATGCGACGCAAGGGCGGCCGTGTGCTGCAAGGCGCTCCGGCCCGCATGCTGTCCGGATTGCCGCTGGTCGGCGATTTCGGAAGGGCCGTGATTGAGTCGGCTAACGCCGACCTGATGGCCCCGGCGAACCAGGGCGGCGCCGGCATTGCGATGCAGCAGAATCCGACCGGGGCTATCACGGCGGCAGACGTAGACGCGGGTCGTGCGCAGTTCCCGAACGCCATGTACCCGATTGATGTGCAGGCCCAGATGATCCGCTCCATCTTGGAGCAGGGCGGGCAGGTCGAAGAGTACGACGAGAAAGGAAACAAGGTGCGCTAATGCCTATTCAAGTTCAGATGCCTGACGGCACCACGGCCCGGTTCCCCGACGGCACCCCGCCGGAGGTCATCGAAAAGGTGCGGCGCGAGAAGGCGGCTGCCGTGCAGCGCAGCGCCGAGACCTCCGGCCGCACCGGGATGCTGCCCTCCATGATCCAAGGCTTCGGCCAGGGCTTCAGCTACGGCGGCATCGACGAGCCCATCGCGGGCATCGAGGCGGCGGCCGGGGTGATGCCTTACGGCAAGAGCATGGAGTCTCAGGCGGAAGAGCGTGAGGCGATGCGCCGCGCCAACCCGTTCGCCTACGGTGTCTCCGAGCTCGCCGGCGCGCTGCTCTCGCCCAACCCGTTTGGCAAGGTCGGCGCGGTGACATCCGCATACGGGCGCCTCGGCCGCGAGGCCGCCATCAGCGGCGGCATAGGCGCCACGCAGGGCGCGCTCTCGGCGCAGCCCGGCGATCGTCTCTCTGGCGCGGTCACGGGCGGCGCGATTGGCGCCGCGACCGGTCCGGCCTTTGGCGCGGCCGCCAGCACGGCGCGCGGCGGGGCGGCGCTTTTGAATCGCGCCTTCAACCCAAACGAGCAGCGGATTGCCTCGCAGCAGGTGCTGGGGGCCGTGCGAGAGTCTGGGGCCACCCTGCCCCAGCTCCGTCAGCAGGTCATGGAGGCACGCCCGGACGAGACCGTCCCCTTTGGGATGCGCCTCGGGATGCCGGGCCAGCTCGCGGCCGAGCGCGCCGGCATCGGCGGCGGGCAAGCCGCGGACATCACCCGCGAGGCGTCGGAGAGCATCCTCTCCGGCTCCGGCGCTCGCGTCATGAGCACCGTCAACGAGATGACCGGCGGGAACCGCCAGTTCCTAAAGGACATCCAAGACAAGCTCGAGGCCGCGCGCAACATGAACGCGAGCGAGCTCTATGGGCAGGCGCGCGCGGTCGGCATCGTGATGGACGACGGCGTGGTCGAGATGATCGTCCGCGATCCGCTCACGCGCTCGCTCTATAAGCAGGCCCAAACAAACGCGATCCGGCAGGAAAACCTTAAGCTGCCGGACCTGTTCGACAAGAAGGGCAACCTGATCGCCAACGCCTACCCGTCGGTGGCGTCGCTCGACTACCTGTTGCGCGCGCTGCGCGCCAAGAAAGACAAGGCATTCCGTGCTGGAGATGTCAACGCGAGCGGCATCAACGCGCTCTTCAATTCGCTGGACCAAAAGGTCAAGGATCTGGTGCCGGAGTACCGCGACGCGCGCGCGAAGTTCGCCGATGACTCGGAGCTGATCAAGCTCTCTGAGCTCGGCGGGCGGCTTATCAACATGACGGAATCCGATCGCCAGGTTGCCCTTCGCGGGCTGTCGCCCGAAAAGCTCGACGTGGTGCGCGCGTCGGCGCGGGACACGCTCTACAACCGACTGGCCTCGGCAGACGATACTGGGCTCGCCCGTATGCTTACCTCGAGCAAGCAAAACCGGGACATGCTCGACTTCTTGGCGGTGTCGCCGGAGCAGGCCGCGCAGGCGGCGTTGCGCATCAAGCAGGAGCGCCAACTCCAAGAGTTCGCCCGCAAAATCAACCCCAACATCGGCTCGCGCACGGAGCGCACGCGGGCGGCGGCAGGGGGTGGCGTGGACCAACTCGCAAATGCCGAGCGGCTCACGCAGTTCGCCGCGGGCGGCCCTGCGGCGCAATTTATGACCTTCTTAAACCTTGCCGGCGGAAGGCTCCGGGGGCTCACCCCTGAGTCGCGCGCGGACATGGCTCGGATGCTGGTGCAGACCGACCCAGAGCAGCAGGCTCAGATATTGAGCCGGCTGCGGATGGAGGACCAGCTCCTGATGCGAGAGGAGATGGAGCGCGCCCGTCGGCGATTGCAGGATGTTCAGTTTGGGGCCAAGGTGCCGGGGCTTCTCTCGACCGAGGATTGAGGCTACACTCGCCGCACCCAAACGGGAGGCGCAGCCAATGTCCAAGCAGGCACCCGCCCGCCGCAAGACTGACCGCACCAGCCGCCATGAGCGGCTGCAGATCCCGCGTCGGTTCCAGTTGCACGGTCATCAGCTCACCGTGCGCATCATGCCGCGCACCCGATGGCCACACTCGATGAACACCGTCGGGATGTACGACCCGACCTGTCACCGCATCGACCTGCGTGGCGATCAGGGGGACACCGAGCTGCAGCAGACCTTCTGCCACGAGTGGGCGCACGCGCTGCTCGACGAGATGAACCATCCCCTGTCACACGACGAGGTGTTCGTGGATAACCTGGCGAGCCTGCTCCATCAGTCCCTGACGACCTTCGACTCTGGAGCCAAGCCGTGCCGCTGACCGCATCGGATCAGGAGTTCATCGCCGCCTGGCAGAGACTCAAGAAGGCTTCGGCAGTCTCCAAGGCACTCGACATCAACCTGCGCAGCGTCTACAGCCGCCGCCGGTCGATGGAGGCGAAATACGGCATGGCGCTCGAGGCAATCAACCCGATCCGCGGCACGAGCGCGCAGAGCCTCGCCGGCCACCGCGCCAACGCCCTCGCCGCCGAGCGCGCCGAGAAGTACGAGGGCGAGATGCACGACACCATCACCGACGGCGTGGTGCTGGTGGCCTCCGATTGCCACTACTGGCCCGGCATCGTCACCGTCGCCCACGAGGCATTCTGCCGTCTCGCCAAGGCGCTCAAGCCCGCCATGATCGTGCTCAACGGCGACATCCTCGACGGCGCGCGCATCTCGCGCCACCCGCGGATCATGTGGGAGCAGCAGCCGCAGCTGAAGGACGAGATCCACGCCGTGCAGGATCGGTGCGCCGAGATCGAGCGAGCGGCAGGCAAGGCCAAGCTCATTCGGACCATCGGAAACCATGACGCTCGTTATGAGAACATGCTCTCAAGCCGCGTCGCTGAAGTCGAGGGCATGCCGGGCTCGACGCTGCTCGACTTCCTGCCCAAGTGGCGCGCCGGCTGGGCGCTGCACCTCAACGCCAAGACCGACGGCTGGGTCTGCATCCGGCACCGCCCGGTCGGCGGCGGCCTGCACGCGGCCATAAACTCGACCCTCAAGGCCGGCGTGAGTTACGTCCACGGCCATCTCCACCAGTTGAAGGTGACCCCGTGGGCCGACTACCGCGGCCGTAGATACGGCGTAGACACCGGCACGATGGCCGACGTCGGCGGCCCGCAGTTCACCTACGTCGAGGCGGGCCCGCTCAACTGGGCGTCGGGCTTCGCGGTGCTCACCTTCCGCGAGGGTCGGCTCCTGCCGCCCGAGATCGTGGTGGTCGATGGAGGGGAGGCGTGGTTCCGGGGAGAGGCGGTCTAGCGCTTTCTCGGGTCCACGCCGGCCAGCATCGAGGCGTACCAGAGCATCTTCTTGGCGTCCTGCTCCACGGAATCCTTCAGCCCGAGCCGCCAGTTGTACTTGGCCACCTGGCCGCGCAGGTATCCGCGAAACTCCGCCGGCGAGAGCTGCGCCTCGATGGCGTCGATGCACTCGATCTCGCCGGCCTTGTAATGGTTCGGGTTGATGGGGTCGCTCATGTCATCACCTCCACAAGAAGCGCGCAGAACAGCAGGATGCAGATCGCCGCGATGATCGCGTCGCGCAGCAGCCGAAAGAAGGCGTCAAAGTCAGGCGGTTTTTCCATTGCTCCCCCTCGCACGGATGGCGTTGACGATTTCCTGCGCGTTGTTGTCGCTGATGCACAGCCCGTAAACAATCGGGCAAATTGCCTCCCGCTCGGCCTCGACCGCTCGAGCGATGGCGTCCGGCTCCGCGAGCGCGGCGTCGAGGGCGGCGATTTCGGCGCTGTAATCCGATTTCTCGCCGCTTGGCCTAATCGTTTTGTCCGCGTCTCTGAACGCCGCGTGTAATCTCCAGACCACAGCGCGGGGCAGGGTGATGTGGCTCACGGCTTCACCTCCTCTGCTTTCTTGATGGCGGCATGAACGGTGTTCAGCAAAGTAACGCTCCAGTCGTAATCTGGATGCCTCGCCTCCGCTGCAACCTCCTTCAACACCTCCAACAGTTCCGCGATGATCTCATGCTGGCGGCGCAGTTTGGCGGCGGCTGGTTCCAAGTCATTCCATGAACTTGCTATTGAGTCCACCGCAAGCCCTTCAATGGAGTCAGCCAACCGCAGGGCTTCGGGTTGTTCGCTCACGGCTTCACCTCCTTGATGCGCTGCTCAAACAGTCGCCACACCATCTCCTGAAACAGCGTCTCGTCTTTGGTCAGATTGAACGCATTGAACAGGTGCTTGTCGGTCATATCGCAGATGCGAACCGCGCCCCGTGCTTTTGGATTGGCCTTTGGGTAATACGCATCTTTGGTAAGCCACTCCCGCTTCCTGACCGTCTTGAACGGATCGGGGTCGAGCGCATCCCATTCGTCGTAGCAATCCAAGTCGTCCGTCATATCGCTCACGGCTTCACCCCCCTGGGTCCCGCACACTCGCCCTTGAACATCGCGTGACACCGCCCGCCGCCGTCGAGGCAGTTCGGGTACGCGCAGCCGGTGCGCTGCGCGGGCGGCGCCGCAGCGGCTTCCTTCAGCGCCGTCACCTGGTCCATGAGCTCGAGGATGCGCCGGAAGTACAGCGCATTCCGCTCGAGCGCGTCCTTGCACTCCCGGCGCCACTCGTCCTGCGTGTGCGAGCGGGCGAGGAAGTCCTTGTCGAGGTCGTCGAGTTCGATGGTCATGCCTGGTACCTCCTCACTAACGCCTCGACGGCAGCGGCATTCCGCGCCGTCACCCATTCCCGATTCAGCTGCAGCGCCCGCGTCTTGCGCCCGAGCTCGAGCGCGATGCGGCCCTTCGTAAAGCCCTCATCGAGCAGCCACTCAATCCGCTCCCAAGTGCGCTTGGCCGGGACCAGCGCGGCATCGCCCATGTAGGCAGGCGTCACCGCCAAGATCCGGCGCTCGGTTCGCGCGCGGATGCGCAGCTTTCGCTTGGTGCGGATGTCGGCGATGACCGACTCTGCAACGTCCGAGGCCGCGGCCACCATCCGGCGACCGACGCCCATTCGGGAGAGCGCGAGGATGTGACGCCGCGCCGAAGCAGCGTCGACGATGCCGTTCCAGTCGCCCGCCGCCCTGGCTGCAGCACGCTCGCGCTCGTAATCGCTGTTCGCGCGCCGGCAGTGAAAGCACTTGCACCCGCCGAGGTACCGCAGCCGCGTCCCATGCGGGCGGTCGGCGGCGAGCTCCGCGACCGGGCGCAGGCCGCGATCCTGCAGGCTCACTCCCGGTCCTCTGCGCTGTGCCAGTCGCGCTGGCGCTTAAGGAACGTCGGCCACTTGAGCTCGTCCACCCAGCTGCGATCGTCGATCAGCACTTGGTTGGTGGGCTGCGCCGTGAACCGGCCGTTGTCGAGCTGCAGGAAGTAGAACTCCTTGCTCTGCGCCGGCGAGGCGCTGAACGCATCGCCGACCGGCGCGAGCGTGAAGAGGTACATGCCGGCGTGCTCGGCGCCGTCCTGCAGCCGCACCCTCGCATTCATGGAGGAGAGGTACGGATATTCGAGGGTCGTGAACTGCCACCCGTAGGCGTCCCAGGTCGCGGCCTGCCACGGCTCCCAGGGCGGGGCGTCCTTGGCCGCGGCGAGCTGATGCAGCGGCACGTTGCGGTACACCGCGCCGCATTCAAGCAGCACGTGGCAGCCGAAGGCGCGGCCGGGCCACGACGTGAGGCCGAACCAGACCGCGCGCAGCGGCTCGTGCTTGCCGATGGCGTCGGCGTCGATCCAGACATACTGATGCGCGGGCAGCGGGCCGGCGTGTGTGTGTAGCGTCATAAAGTGCCGGCTGTCTGGACGGGGCCGGGCTCCGAGTAGGGGTTTGCCAGACTCAAGGGTGGATCAGGCCGCTCTCTTCTTGAGCTTCTCGTTCAGGTCGTGCAGCGCCCGCAGGTGCAGGAACGCCGGCCAAGCATCATCGTCCAGGGACGGGTAGAAGTGGTGGCCGAAGTCACCGTTCTCCTTCGAGAACCGCAGCAGGTGGTACCCGCCGTCGATCCGGTTGCCGGTCGTCTCCTCGTACGCCTTGGCGTAGGCCGCCAACTGACACAGCATCTCCGGCCAGACCGAGTTCGAGGTCTTGAAGTCCCCGAGCACGAGCTTGCCGTCGAGCCTGCCGATGAAGTCCAGGGTGCCACCGTACCGGTGCGCCTCAGATATCACCTTCACCTCGCAGTCGATGATCTCGAGCTGCGTGCCCTTGCACCAGAACTCGAAGGCCGAGTACGCCGACGAGGCGCGCGCGCGGAACGACACCGGGTCGGTGACAGTCTCGGCGGCGATGCTCTGCTCGAGCACCTCCGTCGGGTTCCCGCCCTTTACCCAGGCCTCGCACATGGCGTGCACACACGTCCCGATGGCGAGGATGTCGTTCCCCTCGTAGAGACCGCCCGGCGCGTCCTTGCCTTGACCCTCCAAGACGCCGTGCTCGCGGCCCTGCTTGTACGCCCAGTTGATGAGCGCCCCGGGGTCCTT